ATAAAGATATCTTTATTATAGTATTATATTATTTTTTTCTTTCTATTCCTTGTAATAATATTAGTGTTAATCTTGATATTAATCTTGATGATTTCATGGTTGATGTTAATGTTGATCTTAATCATGTTGTTAATCTTAGTGTTGTTCTTAATGTTGCATGTTGTTTATTCAACACTAATGTTGAATACTAATGTTGATGCATTAATCTTGCGCATCAATGTTAATGTGTTATTAATGTTGAAAGTAATAATGGCTACTGGGTTAAGAATGCTATGAGGCTTCGGCTAATGCCGAATAGCCATTGTGGTTAAGTGTGTAGTGTGCGTTGGCCTGGTCCTAGCTGGGATGCTTATCCTACACCATGCACTCGATACTGATGTGTAGCCTGTGGTTACTGGCCTCAGAGTGTGCGCATCATGCACTCGGTGCTGATTAGAGTGTGAGGATTAGGGGTGGGTGCATCCCCACCCCAGTGGCTTAGCCTTGGGGTTGTCACTCACAGGTCAGTCCAACAACACGGCAAACCCCAACTTAAAAACCCCAACAACAAACACAAACGCTATATATAAAATACTATACTAGTTAATACTAGTGGTGGTATAAGTGAGTGAGGGTAATGTGAAAGTTAAAACTAGGGGTGAAAAGAACCTGTGTTTGAGTAGGGAGAGGGTGGTTAGTTTGTTGGATGCCGTGTATGTGTTGTCTGAGTTTGTGAAGCCTGAAACTAGATTGACGGATTTGCTGACTATCCGTAGCGTGATTACTACAATACTGAATAGTGTGGTGACGGTTGAGAAAAATAAGGTTAGAGGCTCAAAGTGTGACATAAGCATGAATATGACGCTTAAAGAGCTTAAGGAAATTCTCCAGGGTGGTGAATGATGCCTAGGACAAAATCAGAGGAAAAAATGATTCTACTGAGCTTCCACTTGCCTAAGAAAATGCTTGAGGATCTTGATGAATTGGTTAGGAGTGGTGCGTTTCCATCTAGGAGTGAGGCCATTAGGGTTGCTATAAGGGATTTAATCAATAAAGAAAAAGGTGACTACAGTAATCAATTAATGGAAGGTAGGTAACGTGGGTGGTGGCATGTTAGTTAAAATCTATGCCCTGGTTCATAGTGATAAAACAATGGATCAGGAGTTTAAGGAAATGTTTAATGAGTTTAAAGAGAAACTACCCAGTAAGTCCATTAATATTAGTGATGGTACTCAGTGTACCACAATGGTGGGGAGTATGAGTATTGTCAATATTTGCGTTGGCAATGAGTATGGGAAGTTAATAATCCGTAAGACGGCTTATGGGTTAAAGGATGCGTTTAGGTTTGAGATTCATGGTAAGGATGCTTACGTGTTTAAGATACTAGATATAATTAATGATGTGCTGAGTAAGCATGGGTATAGTATTGCTGATGATGAGGACTTGGACATTGACATGTATGATTAAACCCACGTGAACCCTTAAAACACGTGTTTTTGTTTTTCCCAGTTTCTTCCACTAATTAACTAATTATTTAATTAGTTATCCACCCGAGGGGTTCTTTGGGGTGTCTTGGGGGAATATTTAAAAACCCCCCTGAAGACACCCTACTGGGTGAACTGGATGCAAACCCAAACCCAAACCCCAAACCAGGGGCAAGCCCAAACCCAGGGGTTCCAAAGAAAAAAGGTAATATACGTTAAGGTAAGGTACTACGTTGGTGCAAATAACAGGCTAACGTTCTATATCCCAGCTAAAGATGGGGTGGTAAAGGAACAGGTAATTGTAACGGATCAGAAATGGGTGACTGAAATTATCACCTATCTAAAGACAAAAGGGAAACACTATAAGGCTAAGCATTATGGTTATAGTTCTTTTGCTCGTATGCATAATGTGTACACTAATGATGTGTGGGTTGCTAGGGTAAGTGCAAAGAGACTATTAAAGTTGATTAAGGCATCAGAATCATGGATAAGGAGTAGACATGCATACAGGATAGTGCAATTATTAGAGCAAGCAGGTGGTGGCAATGAGTGAGCAAACCAGTGGGCAAACTAGGGATGGGCAAATCATTGTTAAGACAGAGTATATTGTTAATAAGAGAAATGAGGTTGTTGCTATGAGGGTGAATGTTTACGTAACACATTGCTTTGAGGAAGTTAGTGTGGATATAAAGGCGTTTCTTGAAACGAATGCAGAGAAATGCATGCCAATACCAATTGGTTCCGTGACTTTGTTTGCTGGGGAAGTTAAATCAACGGAAGCGGTGAAAAAGAAATTCAACAAAATAGTTGATCTAATCACTGAGGCTAAGGAATTTGACACAACACTGAATAATATTTTGAGTGCTGTTAAGGATATGGCTGATGGAATAAAGGCAATATATGAGGAAAAAATCACACTGGGAGAGGTGGTGTGATGTGACACTGGGAGAGGCTAGGAAAAAGGTAAAGAAAGTAAAGATTGGTTTCACTGAGGATGTGTATAAGGAAGCTAAGGAATTAGCTGATAAGTTAGCTGAGGGGAATTTATCAAGACTCATAAGGGAGTTGGTTCATGAAAAGTATAAAGAGGTTTTTGGTGGTGGTGAAAAATGATGATGATTACCTTGGTCTCAATGTTGAATAACTTTGGTGTTGATGTAACGAGAAGGGAGATTTTTGATAGGTTGGTTAAGGCGTTTAGGGAGATGGGTATTAGAACTTACACCTCAGTGGACGGTAAGGGGTTTGTTGCTTTTAATGATAGTGAAGCCATCAGTGTTAAGTTTAGTGATTATGAGGTTGAAATTAGAATATTCACTGAGGTTAAGGAAGCCATGAAAGCAATGGCTCTTATTGATACTATCCTGGATAGTGCTGGGATTGATATTAACAGATTCAATATCACAATTGATTCATGCACCATGTAGGTTAAACTTTTTTCTTTTTTTGTTTTTGTTTTCCCAAGTTTCTTCCACCAATTAACTAATTATTTAATTAGTTACCCACTTGGGGTTCCCTTGGGGTGTCTTGGGGGAATATTTAAAAACCCCCCTGAGAGTACCCTACTGGGTGGTACAGGTGGACACCCAAATCCCTATCCCAACCATGGTGGATGAAATGGATGAAATGGAAATAGCTGAACTATGCGAAACACTGACTGACAGCGAATTGGACCTGTTGATCCTTTGGAATCATCCATTAGCAAAGAGGTGCATTGACCTGGAGATCCTTGATGAAATACTGGATGAACAAGCAGAGGAAGAGGAGAGGATAGAGGAGGAAGTAAAGAGAGCGATAGAGGAGTCAGCAAAGGAAGTAGAGGAAGAACAAGAAAAGGAAAAATGTTGTAAGATAGAGAGAGATGGGGTGGATTAGCATGCAGGCTAGGCCAATTAGGTACTATGATAGTGTGGAACTTGTGAAATACTGCTATGGTGACATGTTGTTGCCCTCGGATGTATATAAATACCTACAGGGTCACATTAAATCCGCTACCACGTTAATAATGCCGTCTAACTTTTTCACATACCATGGTCTCAGTATGGATGGTAAATATTATATCATGGAAGCTAAGGAGTACATTAAGTTATATAATTGGCTGGATAACGAGAAAGGAATTAGACTATTTATAGAGCCGTTTATGAATGATAGGCATCTAGTTCCAATAGTTAGGTTTCCAAAGGGCATAGATGAATACATGGATAAGGATCCTAATTTATACCAGGACACGGGTTGGCTAGTTGTTGATTTCAATAAGAGAGATGGGTGGTGGGTGGTGAGGAAGAAAATATACATGGATCTTGATGATATACCCAATGTTGCTAAGTATAAGGGTGATGGGAAGACGCTCTTTTTCGGTATATTAACATACTTCCCAGACGTAGAGTATAAGGTTGCATTTAATGATAACGAGGTAGATAGGGCATTAAGTATGATACCAAAGGAAGTATATGAATCTATGTCTAGGGATGAAGTGAGTTGGTTGTGGCTATTGAATTACCTGGATGACGTAAGGGTTGTTTACCTGTTTGGGAAGGGTCACGATGTTGCCGTGGGGTATGCTGTTACGGATTGGCTGAAATATTTTGTAGCAGGGGTCGTTAAGTAGTAATTCTTTTTTTAAAATACCTGTCTTTTTTTGTTTTTCTTTTTTCTTTTTTATTCTCCTAGGGATTCCTCAAACCTTTTTCGTATTACCTCTGGATCATACTTGGCTATCCACTTTTCTAATCGTTTCTTCCCGTCCTTGGGTAATCCAGATTTACCCATGTGGTATACGGGAATGTCTATTATTTATTTTTAATTAGGGTGTGTTCACCAGGGGTATTGGCATGCACCGTAGTAGCATGATAGTGCAAATGCCCAGTTCCTAATCATGTCAATGTCATATTTACTTAACCCATAGGATTGTAGTGATTGTAGGAATTGGTATAGTGTTTGCCCAGACATGTAGCCTCTGGCGTATGCCCTTACGGCCCAGTACACTGTCTCAAACATCCACCTACCATACTTCCTAAACTTTGCAAGTGTCTTTAGTAGTGATTTGCCGTAGTCGCTTATGATCCAGTTCTTGCTTAAGTCATCTATGAATGTGTCGGGGTCAGGTAGGTAGTATGTTAGGTTTAAGGCATGCCATGGTGTTGGGATTGAGTTTCTGAATTGCCTAATCACATACCTGAAGTCAATCACTTCCTTGATGAAATTCAACTTAGTGTCATCGAAACCGAAAGCCTTGGCTACCTTAAACACGTCGTTTGTGATGTCCTGTAGTGTTAGTGTTTTGTTGCCCTGGGTCATGGGCATGTTTACTTTGACTGTGAGCGGTATGGTGGTTATTGTTATGATTAATTCGTTTAATGCACGTAGGAAGTACCTAATATAAGCCCTTATTTCAGCATAGTCTTGCCATACCTTAACCCAGTCACTTGGTATCCTCATTAACTGTGCTATTTCATTGAATGCTGATAGGTAGGATGGGTTATAGGTTGCCATGGTGATTAATTGCGTGATTGTGGGGTAGTAGGGTGGGGCATAGGCGTTTACTATGGCTTGGGCTAACGTGGGGTCAAACCCATTATTGGTTAATTCAGTTAAGGCATCACTGGGGGTTATGGCATGCCTTCCTAACCAAACCCTAGCCATTGTCTCTATAAACCTGGGTAACCCTAAGGCTAAGGCATATGCCTGTGTTAATTGGGTTATTGCCTCTATATCGAATTGTGAGATACCGAATGGTTGTAAGTTGGCTAGGTAGGTGGTAAGTACCTTTTTGGTAATGTACCCTAGGGCATATGCTCTTACTAATTCGGTAACGGCTTGGTGAATCCACCTATTGTACTTACGGTATTTGGCTATGTCAGTCAGTATTGATAGGCCTGTGGTATTTATGATCCAGTACTTTGATAGCGTGTTTATGAACCCTACTGGGTCAGGTAGGTAGATACTATAGCCTAAAGCCGTGCGTGGTGGTGGTATCGAGTTCCTGTATTGCGTTAAGCTGATTCTTAAATCAATTAATTGATTCACAAATCCAAGCTTTGTGGCATCGAAACCATAGGATTGAGCTAACTTTAGTATCGAGTTAGCCACATCGCTTAGCTGTGTTGGTTTCCCGTTTGCTATGACTGTTAGTGTTGTTGGGATTATTGCCATTACCGTGACTAACTCGTTTAATACACGTGTGAACCACCTTAGATAAGCCCTTATTGCCACGTAGTCTTCCCACAGTTTAGCCCAGTCACCTGGTATCCTCATTAGTTGGATTACTTGGGGTAGTTTATCCATGAATTGAGGTAAGTATTCACTTAACACGGGCATTTCCAAAATGGTTGGGTAGTATGGTGGGGAGTATGCCTTAACCAGGGCATTGGCGAAATCCACGTCTATCCCGTTTGCTAACAACACCTGTAGCGCATTATCAGGTGTGACTGCATGCCTACCGAGCCATACCCTTGCGTATATTTCAAAGTTCCTTAGCAAGTACCTGTGGTAGACTAGGTTGGCTATGAATAGGAAGACTTCCCTGGCTTGCGGTGTTTCTTTCATTAATGTTGTTAATTCATCAATATACTTAGGAATCTCTGTCTTTGGAATCAACCCCATGCCTATTAAACCCAAGATCCTATACAACGCATACCTTGCATAGTACCTTATCCTACGGAATGTTCCGATTAATTGTTCAACCTCAAAGTACTTGGCTATGGCATCATTGAATGTTGAATCCCACGTTAAGTGCATTTCCACACCTGTAATGCTCTTATACAGTGGTGCGTAGTATTTATCTAACACGGTTGTGACGTAGCCAACCATGTTGTTTATTGAGTCACTTATGCCGATCAGGTAATCCCTAACACCTGCTAGTAATGCCCTAAACATGTTCCTCATATACGTATTGACCTTATCCATTAATGCCCTAAGCATCATTAGTTTTGACTCTGGTTCAATGTACCTCACGGGTGCGTTTAACCATCCCGTCACCCACTTTTGATTGTACATGTCAAAGTAGGCTACGTGTACTGATACTGGGAACATGTTGTTCATCATTTGTAATATGGCGGGTATTAGCTCTATGTTTTCTCTAATTAGATTCAGCAATCCTGTCCTTAACAATGTCTTTGATGCGGTGGTGACGTCAAAGACGGCTCTTAGGGCTATGAGAGGCGCAACGTATGGGTGGAAGCCCCTGGCCATTAACACGTTTGTGACGTAGTCCGTGTATATTTGGATTGGTGATGTTGCGTTGGGTTCCACTATCTTAGTTAGCATTGCATACATGGTGGTTTCGTTAGTGATCCTATACTCACGTTCATAGTAATCCCAAATACCATGCCTAACCAGGTGCTCAATGTCACCCCTGTCTAATAGATGGGCTGATTGGTCTATGATTAACCATGCATCTGAGGTGTATGACTGGCCCGTTGTGGGGTCGTTGATCCATGCAAAGTGAGCCCTACCATGCCATTTCTGATATTCCGCTAATGCAAGTAATGCCAAGTCATATTGGAAGTTCAAATTAGCAGGTGTTTGCGGTATAAATGCGTTGATTATTTTAGCCTCTGATTCGGCAAAAGTCCGCACCTCAGGTGGTGGTACATACCACGCAAACCCTGACAGTGCACGCATTGTGAAATTCCACACCTCAGTTGCCGATGGGAGTTCATAGGCTCTTAGGTAGTACATGTAGGCTACATCGGGTGGAACACCCCTAGCCCACATTGCCTTAACGAATGACTGATAGGCTAATGCAGGTTGCTGATTGGGTGGTGCTGATGCGGGTAAGAATAGATCCCTTAGCATGAATTCAACCAAGTCATGTGTAGTGGGTAATTCGAATAATGGGGCTACGGGTAGGTATCTTACGTTGCCGAATTTATCAACCACCGTTATGTAGTTGTTTTGTATTTCCTTTTTGAAATCACTTAATGCCTGGTTGGCAACGTCAATTGATGTGAATGCTGATGGTAATGCTATTGTCTTTGCAATGTACCAGTATGGGAAGCCTCTATAAATCATTGTGTTAGCCACATTGTTAATGTTTTGTGTGACGTCGAATCTACGGGCTATGTCAAGTAATTCACTGTGGCTTGGTAGTTCAAAGGGCATGTTGCCCATTCCCATTGAGTAGAATGTTAGCCACCACACGTAGCGCCATAAATACCTGAGAGGCTCCATGAATGCTAATGATCCGCTTAGCGCCATGCCCCTTCCCAATTCATCACCCAACTTATCCAGCAAGTCACCGATGGGTTGTAGTAGTTTCCCGAGTTCTAGCCTGATCTTTAAGCCCAATCCTAGGGGTGTTAAATCAACTTCCTGCGCCCCAGTTGCTGATCCTATTTTCTCAAGTAGTTTCCCTAGGAAGTATATGGATGATGCTATTGCGGTTGAAATAATAGCCACCGCACCGAATGCGCCCGTTAGGTTTGGTATTGCTACTTTAACGGGGTCTACACCTGACTTTATTATGATGTATGGTTCATTTTTGAACACGTCACGTGACATCATTGCGGGTATTTCGGTAAGCATGACGGGTAGGAAGATGCCTTTCATTGCACCGTCCACAATACCCTTTGCGAAATCCGTTATTCCACTTCCCAGGTTGCTTAAGCCACCTGCTAGCGTTTGCGCTAGTTTAATGAAACCTGAACCTAGTCCCTGGATTTCATTGACTATCCAGTTGAAAATGTCCTTTAGCGTGTCGTAGAATGACTTAAATGCATTCTCAAATCCCTGGCCGATGGTTTCGAATAGTTTGATTATTTGCTGTATTGTTTTGTTTTTGCTTAGCCCCTCAAAGAACTTGCCCACTGATTCGAAAAAGTTGATGATTACCTTAATGTTGATTGTTTTTAGGAAGTCCATGAATGCCTTATACACTGCATCAAAGACTTTTTCAGGTATTTGGGATATTGTTTTTGGTAGGTTTTCTATTGCCTTTATGAATCCCTGGAATGACTTTTCAATGTCGTTGAATAGTGTTTCAAACCCTGAACCAATGGTTCCCAGGTTGCTTACAATTGAACCACTGATTGATGTGAATGTTGCGTTTAATGCGTTTGCGAATCCCTGGGCTTCCTTTAGGAAGCTTTCAAAGTTTGACTCAATGCCTTTGGCAAAATTCTCAATGTCCTTGCCCAGGGTTGTGAAAAAGCCCGTTATCTTTCCGTAGGCTTCCTTTCCGAAATTCTCAATGTCCTTGCCTATGCCTTGGAAGAATGATTCAACGTCCTTAATGAACCCTTGGATGCGGTTTCCCACGTTTGTTAATGCATTGTACACTTGCTTGCCGAATGATTCAACGTCACTGATGAATTGTTTGAAATACTTGCCTGCGGTGTCTATGAAATCGCTAATGTACTTGCCGATTGCCGTGAATGCGTTCCTTATGTCGTTGCCTATGGTGGTGAACACATTGCTTAACGTGGATGCGAATGACTCAATGCCGTGTAAAATGTCCGTTGCTATGTGGCTGAATGTTGATTGGACTGTGGATGCGAATGACGTTATTGCGTTGATTGCCGTGGATATGAAAGACTCGATGCGTGGAAAAACTATGGTTTGCAATACGTTTGCGAATTGGGATAGTGCGTTTTGGATTGTTGATCCGATTGATGTTATTGCGTTGATGATACTCGATACTGCATTTTGGACTACACCGCTAATCTGTGATATGATGCCACTTAGCGTTGATGCGAATGACGTGAATGCGGTTTGGATTGTTGATGCAATGCTTGATATCGTGGATATGACACCTGATAATGCTGATTGGATTGATGAAACTATGCCCGTTATGGTGGATACTATGCCCGATAATGCTGATTGGATTGTTGATGATAGTTGTGTGGCTAGGCTACCGATTGCTGATGCTAGGTTGCTGAATTGGCTTGATATTGTCGTTGCAATGCTACTTAAGCTTGATGCCAGGTTGCTGAACCCTGAGCTAACCGTTGATGCAATGCCTGATAGTGCTGATGTTATGCTTGATGCCACGGATTGGAACGTGTTAGCTAAGTTACCTAGCCCTGATTGGATTCCGCTTAATGCGCTTGATAATGATGAACTCAGTGAGTTTAATGCTGATTGGACGGTTGATGATAGTGTTGATATTCCGCTTGATACGTAACTCACAACACTGTTAATTGCCTGTACAACGGGTTGTAACAGTTGCTGAATCCCAGTCGTAATGTAGTTTGCAAGGTTTGATAATTGTTGCGCTAGCCAGTTTTCCAATTGCCCTATGGGGTCTGTTAAGCCACCGTATTCAACGATTGCATTGTTGATGTCTTCCATTGTTAATTGCGATAATGCCTTCTCAATGACACCGTTGTTTAGGTTGTCCTGTATCAAAATGCGTATTTCATCGGGGTTGAAAAACGGGGTGTCCATTATCTTCCACCCCTGGCTATGGTTTTACCGTAGTTTGCCTTAGCTAACTCATATAGTATGATTTCCTGCATTATCTTTTTCTCTAATTCCCTGGGGTTATGGAAGTCCAGGGGGAAGACGTTTGATACCCAATTGTCATCATCATCAATAATTTGCACTGAGGCTATGTAGTGTGGATCCCATGGTACATTGGCTTTATGGATCTCTCTAATGATTACCTTAACCACGGTTTTGAGAATTAATAAATTGAAATTTATTTTTAATGATAGGTGGGGTTAGTACTCAATTATTTGGATGACCCAGTTGTCTGTGTTTGACCTTGGCTTGGTTGCTGTGTTGGGAAAGGGGATGATGCTGGGGCTATGGTTGTTACTTCCACCTCAGGTGGCTTAGCGTATTGAGCCAGTGTAGCCTTTAATCTATCGCTCATTAATTGACGGATGTCATTGTTAATCAGCTGTAGACCGTAAAGTGACAGTAGCGTATTCATAAAGTAAATATTGTTATCAACCTGCTTGTTATAGATGTTTAAGTACCTGTCCTCAGTATAATGCCTATGCATAGTATCCTGCTGGATAAGTGAGAAATACTTATTATCCATGTCCATGGTGTGGCGTGCTGATTCAGCATTGAGAGCCGTTGCTACGTTAAGAGCGGTGGCTGTGGATGCAATTAGTTGGTTCATTGCGTTTGTCTGTGAGTTTAGTGCTTGGACTTGGGCTTGGGCTAATTGTGTTTGGTTATTAGTGCTGTTAATGGACATGAATATGTAGACACCCAGGGCTATTACAACTACCATAATTAGTATGATGATGCCAGCTGTTATGGGGTCTATGTAGATGACGTAGCCATTGGATGTTGTTGTTTGTGCAAACACTATGTGCGGGTTGGCTATCATTAACATTGCTAGTATTGACATGGCTATCGCTAACTTGCGCTTATCCATACTCATAAGATTTGTGAGCGGGTTCATACCGTTTTTAATTGACTGTGTTGTGTAATTTATTTTTAATCTGAGTAACTATGGTTTGTTCAACGGTGTTGGGTAAACCATTGAGCCACTGCATCCAGGTATCCCTGCTTTATCCGTGAATTGCATCAATAATGCGGGTTCCAGGAGGGCATACTTATCATCACCGTAATTAACAAAGGACTTCCCGATGTCTAAGCCGATGGCGTGGGTTACGTAGCCCCAGTATGTGCAATTCAACGTGAGTTTAACATTAACAAGTGCTTTGAGGTCATCCTCAGGCATGTTTGGTGTTGCTAATGCTATGCCTAAACAATTTTGTTGATTAGCGTATAGACAGTTGCCTGCAACGTAAATAGCCCGTGGATAGGGTTCATCGGTTTGGAAGCTAATCGGTGTTGGCGCCTGAAATGTGGCGTAGCCGTAGTCATAGGGTGACGGTATTTCAATGTTGAAAAAGAGTAGGATGTTCCATATCCACTGTGGGAAGGTGATGGGGTATGTGATTTGAATGTTGCTTAGCCTGTATGTTGCGTTGCCGTATTGTAACGTGTCTACGCATTTCATGACATGCCCAGCACTAACCACAGTGTTATTCATTATCTCATAAACTGAGCCACCGCAATTACCCGTTAGTTTTGGGGATTCACCGTTTGCGTGAAAAAAATCACTCTCACTAATAATAACCTTCCTTCCTTTCTTGTCATAGAGTCCATCGGCTTTTTGAATGAATATTCCCCTGGTTACTAGGTCTTGGACTGTTATGCCGTCCTTAAGTTGAACCACTATTATCTTGTCTCCTTGGAACAGGGTTTTGAACCGTGGCATGGTTCACCTTACCCATGCCGTGTAATTTATTTTTAATCATGAAACAGAAACAGACCACCAAACACTATATGACGTGTTAGGCAAGACAGTCAAGTTAATACCATAATAAAGAATGGGAACATATGGATAATTATAAGTAGTACCTGGACAGTTTGGAATAGCTACGGAATTACATACTGTACCACTAGGACAACTACTGGCACATGCACTAACAGGATAAAAATTCACGTTATTAATTATATCTAAATTAAGCGTTACACCACTTGATGGGAAGCACAAAGGTCCTGTAACACTCCCAGTCAGGGTAAATGTACCAGATGATGTAGGCACTTGCGTAGATATCCCAAAGGCGCTAGTACTGTAGTTACTAACCCACGGTGCATTATCAACAAGGATAAAATAATTACTACCATTATTTATATCACTGCCTGTACAACAAACATCATTCTGTGGTAACTCAGTAACGGATACACATGTAGCAACTGCATCACTGGCACATGAACCACCAGTGATGGGACAGACATAAAAACCATAATTAAATACCCACGGCAATAATTGATAGTTGTTGCTAACTACGGCATCAACATCCGTGTAATTAAGCACATAATTCTTCAAGAACCACCTAATGAATGCTTTATCCTTAGTACTAAGTGCCCTAGTAAATCTATTTCTATAATATCTAGGGATTTCTTTTTTGTTTACAACGACCGCTAGTTGTTCGCTATTTTCCAGGATTGGTAGGAAGACTGAATCAACATAGTGCATCACAATATCATTCCTTGCACATGATTTATCTAGCGATTTTATGTATGCCGTGAAACGATTTAACCTATCCTCGATGCCTAGCCTTTTTGCACCGTACCTAACGTAATCCCTGGCTATTTCCTCAATTGCTATTGACATGTTAATGTGATTAGTCGTTAAATATTTGTTTTTAATCACTGTGGCTACCCAGTACCCGCTGACGTAGTCATTGACGTAGATACCGTAGTAATGGATGTTGTTATTGATGGCGAACTAAATGACGTGGACGTAGTTACTATTGGGAATTTGATGGATGGTTGTTGCTTAGTCATTAAATCCTTTATGCTACACGTTGCACTGCCCACCGTGTTGCTTATGCTACTACTCATATGTTAGTGGAAGCAACGTAATTATTTTTGTTTTTAATCACTGTGGCTACCCAGTACCCGCTGATGTAACCATTGACGTAGATGTAACAACGTTTACACCTGCAAACGTTACCTGTCCCTGCATGGCTGGTAATAGCCAGTTTAGTTTTATGTATTGCAATATTTGGTCAATTGCGTATAATGCATTTGTTAATGTGTTCCAATCGCTAGCACGCACTGGATCCATCATTTTCTTTTTTGGTATGTTATTGATAACATACAGTAACTGATTCTCATATGGAACAACCTGTGCGGGTTGTGATGAACCGTAGCCCCACACGATACTGAAGAAATTCGTTACTACGTTGTACGCAAGGTTGATGTGATCCCAAATTGCATTGAATTGTCCATGGAGGACGGGTTGCCCAACCGTCACGGATGGTAAGTTTGATAACTCAGTAATGACGTTGTTGTATTGGCTCATTAGTGAGTCGCCAATGCTAGGGTTTTGGCTACTTATTTCTTGGATTAATAAACCGAGATAACACAGTTGATATTCCAGGCATAATCGCCTATCATTCCACAGTGATGGTTGTATTATGTCACCTGGGCAATGTAGCCCTAACGTTACGTTGCCTGAGAGACCTGATAGTGAAAGTGTGTAGTCACTACATGTTGTTAAGCTCACGTTTCATTCACCTAATTGCATGTTGATGAACTTGTTAATTCTAACAATGCCCTAACGTAACTGTAATTCTCTGAACGTAGGTAGATCTGGATGGCATCGCACACGTCTATCTCAATTTGTGTTCCTGGGAATACTGGGAAGTGTTGCCCACTTGCCCCACCCACGTAGACCACATAAGCCGTGTCCTGTGTGACATAGAGTAATGCTCTCTTAATGGGTGTGCTTGAACTTACCAATGTCGTTGCCGTGCTTAGGACGGGTACTACAATGCTCATTAATGCGGTTGGTGAAACATACAGTTTAATGTTCTGTACAGTTTGCTGTACCTGTTGGACTGTGTTTTGAATGTTGATTAAGTAGACTGAAATGTAATTGTAGATTTGATTGATTGCACCCTGCAAAAATTGGGCGATGTAGATTGGATCCAGGTCATGCAACACTTTATACCCTTCCACGTAGATTTCACTACCGAAAAATGCGCCATCAGCTGTGTAGACTGAGTAGAAATAGGGGCTGAATTGACCGTTTGTTAGGATGATGTTTGTGTAGAAATTCAACGTGTAGACCTGATCCACGGCTGATACTAATGCGTTCCAATCCGATGAACGCAATACTTGGAATGGTTGTTTGAATGGTACTCCAAATACGCTCATAGCGTGGTAAAATTAAATAAAACTAATTTATTTTTAACCAGAATGAGGGGTGTTACTTAGCCCCTAGGACGTCTCTCAATTCCTTTACCTTTTGCACAATCTTCCTGGCTTGCTTAACCACAGGGTGGTTAAGTAGATTGGGGTCATCCAGTGAGGCTAGTTCCAATGATAAATTATATGCCTCAGTCACTAATTCCATTAGCTTATCCGTGAATGCCTTGGCTTTGGGGTCAATGGTTTGTTGTTGTAATGCTACATTGGGGATGACTGGGGATGTGGTTGGTGATGGTGGTGTTGTTATTGTGGGTGTTACAATGGACTGTCCACCTGTTTGAACCCTGGTATCGGACTCAGACATATCGTGCTAAGTATGTTTAGCAGGGTATTTAAAGTATTCGGATCTAAACCAAAGTTAATCCATTTACTTAACCATGCCTGGTTGAATGCTTGCAATCCTATGCCTTCCCATGCCCTGTATCTAACCCTGTCATGGTTGTGGTGGAATGCCATGCAGTATTCTACACCTGCATCCTCATATGCGTTGATTAGCCATGGGTTAGCCACCGTGTTCATCAACATGTTTCTGATTGTTTTTCTAATAGTCTTAATTAAATCCATTGCCCTACCCCACCTTTCAGCACGTGCCGTCAATGGTGCGAATGGTGCGTTTTCAGCTATGTCTGGGAAGGATTCTTGGAATAAGTCCACTAAACTTGGTGGAATAGGTATGTTGGGTAATGCTGGGTCTATGAATGCCGTCTTAATTGCCGTTTGTAACGGTGAATAATTGTTTTGGACGGCTTCACCGATGCGCCCCACTAACCGAGTGAATAATGGATTTAGCATTGAAATTGGTTCATCAATGAAATACTCAATGTCCAGGGGGTTCCAATCCAGGACAGTACCCCATAGCACCTGGTCTATCACGGCAAACTGTGGGTATGCGGTTGTTCCGTTTAGTGAACTGATTGTCGTTAGCCATTGAAAGGGCAACACTACGTAGAGTGGATCGGTTACGGATTCTGGGGCGAATTGTGAGAAATCAAGTATCATGACGCCCATTGGTGTGGTTTTCTCAATAATCTGCATCACAGTGTTTAGTAGTCTGTTAGCGTAGATTGAGAAATCAGGGCTTACGTCCACACCTTGCAAAAACGTTGGGGTTGTCATGTTGCGTGAAACCTTGTTGATTGCCGAACGTAGCCACTGTTTGATATTCACTACCGTGAATCCTGGGTCATAGTAACTGTAATCGAATTGTGATTGCCCATATATTGCCTTTGTTATTTTTGATTGATTAAATATTAGCTGAATGTTGGGGAGTACAATGTTGATGGGTGTGATGTTTGTTGGTGGGATGTTTAGGCTTTGAATGTAGTTTGTGAAATCTGGGAATACTATGCTTAAGCCTTGCCATGTGTATTCATCGAATTGTATCGGTACATCGAATTGGATGGCGAATAGGAAGTCTAACAATAGTGATGTTTCCATTTCAAAGTTGAATGGGAAGAATTGTATCGTGACACGGCTTGGTAGCACGGTGACGTCCTGCTTATTATTCAAAGTAACCTTAGCCTGGTGTACACCACCTGTTCCGAATAAGTTATATGATTGGACTGGGGTGGCCATTGACTACTCAATGTATTTAACTATTTTTGTGTATAAATTTGTAATCGTCATGTCTTTCACGGCATCATAAGCACGCTTAGACCTTTCCTCATATTCACCGCTCTTAGCCATATCAACTGTCTCAATGATGGCATCAGCTAGGTACTGTGGATCATAGTCATGTAACTCAAATTCCACCCCATTATCAACAATTTCCTTGATGTTATCCCAGGGGAAAGTAATGTTGGCTTTAACATCAGCAAACTCGTTGAATGGTTCCATGTTCACGAAAATAGCTAACCTACCTAAACTATTGGCCTCTAGGACTGGTAGTCCGAATCCTTCCGCAAGTGATGGAACTAAGACGTAATCAGCTATCTTAAAAAGTGCTAATACTTGTTTCCTTGCCATTTGCCCGAATTGCCCCACAACGTAGATTGAATCCTTTGGGGCATTGGGTAGAACCTTATCCACCGTGGACTTGTCCGCTATTGCTAGTATAACAAACTTGGATCTAACATTCTCTGGGATTTTGTTTAATGCATCAACTAGTTTATTCCACCCCTTGCGTAGGTGGGATCCTTCCGCTATGGCAAAGATCACCTTACCTGGAAAGTCATGCTCGATTTTCTTCCGTAGGAATTCAGCATACTCGATAGCTTCCCTATTTTCATCGGGATCATAGGCGTGGTGGATAATATCCAGGACGTGGTAACCCACCTCATTCAATTTATTAGCCGTGTACATCGAGTTTGCTATAAAGTCAATGTTGTACCACACTGGGTATCGTGATGGTTCACCGTATGGTGTTCCCTCAGCTGTCCCATACCACACCTGTTTGAGTGATTTTGCGTAGATTTTGTTTGTTGAATATTGCCCAGCGTAACGGCTACTCATTGTGGTATTGACTGGGAAGATCCATAGGACGGCATTTGGACGGTAGAAAAGAAAGTCTTGATGCATGTAGTCACTCGATACTTTCACGTCATGCCCCATTGCCCTTGCAACCTTGGCGATATGTGAGGCTACAGTCGTTAGACTCGGTGCTTTAGCGTGTACAATCATTAATTTCATGAATGTGGAAGGAAAAAAGGATGAATTAATTTTTAATGGTTTGATTAGGCTATTGGCTCATTAGTATGATAGCCCACTGACACCGAGAGCCTGGGCAATGGCCTGCAGGATGGTTGGGTTAGCACCGTATGCGGTTTGGAAGTAGGACGTGAGACCATTCACCTCATTAGCAAGTGCTGAACCTGTTATCCTCTGTGTGGCATGCCAAACCTTTTCACCAAACGCTATGTAAACGGCTCTGGTTGGGCCAGCTACACCATACTGATCGAGTATGCCACCTATCAGGGACTGTACATTAGCTACGCTTACTATGCCCTCCTGTGCCCTGGAGACTGCCACTGGCTGTACCTCAGTAAACCTAGTTTGCACTACTGTAGGGTCATACTTAGCCTGCCACTTAGCGAGCCTCGAATTACCTGGTTTGGGTAAGCCCCTACCCCTGGCCATATTGGTCAAAAACCCATCCTGTCATGTTTTATTTTACTGTTATTCTTTTACACTGTGCTTAATGTTTAACATTACTTACAATTACTTATGATTAATGTTAATCATTCATCATGTGTGGGGGTTACGTGTTTGCCTGGGTTGTGTTGGGGTTTGTGACTGGGGTTGTGTGTTCATTGTTTGCGTGGTTAAAAATAAAATAGTGACTGTGTGTGTTTCCCAGGTGGTGTATGTGAGTGATGGGGATGCTAGGAATAAGCGTATAATGATACTTTCGAATGTGGAAACCCGTCCATCGAAACTCGTTAGTGGACTTGTTTCCTACATATCGAAATACCTCATTAGTGTTGATTATGAGATTCATCAGAGATATGATGGGAATGATGTTGTGATTGAGGTTAGGATTAAGAATCTTGCTGAGATGATTAATAAGTATGGTTAAAAATAAATAGATGTTTCCGTTTTTTTAAACGCTATGAGTGTGGATTTGAGTAATGTGATAAATGAACTGCACACTAACATGGTGGCTAGCTTCCTAGCCAACATATTTAGGCTAAAGACGGGTTACGTGTACATTAAGCTTGATGGGATTGATCCACAGAAACTTGGGAATGCACTTCAGGGTTTGATTGGGAATGACTATGATGTTAAGATGCAGGTGGAGAAAGGTGGATTAGCCGTGATGGTTAGTTTAAAGAAATAGTGACGGTTATAGAGTTAAATAGTTTGGTTTAAAATTAAAATCATGGTTATTGATGCGGGTACTGTCTACTACATGTACCCCATGAAACGTAAAATGTCATTCAGTTACATAGCTGAGAAACACGTTGAAATGCTAAGGGAGAGGTTTAACGTTGAGGCGATTCACCTTACGGCTTTTGCATCAATTGTGAATTATAGGCGATTCAGGGGTTATATTCACCCGTATTTCTATCCTTTAACGACTAATGGGGAGATTAAGGATGCTGTGTTGAAACGTAGAGCCGACATGATTGATACGTTGATTGGTGTGGATGTTGCTGATAGTAATCACGTGTCTAAGTGGGCCGTGGATGTGGCTAACTATGCCACGGCATTCATCGTTAATTCAAAATGGTCTTATGATGCTTATGTTCAAAGTGGCATTAAAGTATCCATTCATGTTGTTCCGCATGGTTTAGAGAGTGAGTGGTTTAGGGATAGACAGAGACCTGTGCACCCTGTGATTAGGTTCATTGAGGAAGTTAAGCGTAAGCAGGGGTTGTTTGTGATACTGTATTTCCTGTGGCATAGTGGTTGGCGTAAGGGTGCTGACTTGGCGTATAAGTTGATGGAATGTGTTGAAAGGAATCACAGTAACTATGTGCTTGTTGTTAAGAAAATGGATATTACTGATCCAGGGCTTAGGCTATTCTCACGTTTTAGGACGTTTATTGTGGAAGGGGAGTTGCCTAGGGATTGGTTAATTGACCTTTATGATGTTGCCGATTTATTACTATTGCCGTCACGTGGTGGTAGTTTTGAAATGAGTGGTTTAGAGGCCCTGGGTAGGGGCATACCTGTGTTGATACCTAACGTTGGCCCGTGGACGGAATACACACCACCTGGATTGGAAAAGTACCTGTGGGTTAGGACGGCTAGGATGGTTACTGTGTTACCTGGGAATGAAATCCATGATGGACTCGGTGCTGAATGGGATCCCGATGATGCGTGTAGTAAATTTATGAATATCTATAGTAATTATAGTGAGGTTAAGGCTAGGGTTATGGATGGTGTTAAGTGGGTTAGGGAGAATTACAGTTGGGAGGCCATTAAGCCCAGGTTGTGGTCTATTCATCAACGGTATTTCTAAACTGCAACGTTACGTTTTAAAAATTCAGCATTCTATTCTAAACTATGAAAGTTATGAGTAGGGAGGATATTAACGTTAAAGCGGTTGAAACTACAATGTTCATTATCAGATACTTTGACCGTGCTAACAAGGGTTCCATAACGTATATTAGTACCTGGAAGATTATGAGGATGAAAATTAGGGGTGACTTGGAAATTTACCCTAAGTTGTTGCGCCTGGTGTATGAGATTCTTGCGTGCGTGTCACAACGGACGGGTGGTTACTATGTTCATTATCCTCACAATTGGGTTTTTGCCATTCCACATAATGTGATTTCCAAAATGGATGATAAGGAATTGTTTAGCCTGGTTCTTAGTTGCCTAATTGATGTGATAAAACGTAGGAAGGATAATGATGGTGGTGATGCGTGAGTGTGAGGTATGATTTGTTTGTTAATGAGAATGATGTAAAGGCTAAGACTGTGAATGTAAAAGGTATTGATTTTAGGGTTAGGCCATTGGTTGAATATGATGCTTTGCCACGGGCTAAGTGGGATTTTTTGCTTGCTAGGGCTAGGGGTAGTGATGTTAATCCGATTTACGCATTGGGTTACTTTATGCGTGTTGCTGATTACTGTGAATCATGCATGTTCATTATCCCACCCGTCATAACAGACCAATCAATGCATGTTATCGGTTTAACAACATTCATAACGGCATTAACAGAGAAGCGTGAGATGTTGGATTTTGCACGAAGACACATGTGGATTATCCCCATCATGGGAACCATGTTATTGGATCAGTATGTTAGCATGTGCAGGTGGCTTAGACGGGAGAATATTCATTGTCTATACGGTATCAACGCTATGCAACCGTCTGTCACCGAGGAAGGGCTTTCCCTAAAGTTCATTAACTGTAGCTCACATCCACGGAAGTGTATGAGTGTTATTAGGCGCCAATACATTAGATTAACGAGACTGGATAAGGATGCGTTGATTCACATTAGTAATGTTCCAGGTTTCATAATGAGACGCATAGTGAATATTGCAAAATACACCAGGATAGTGTCCATGGATACTACTGACTATGTTAAGCATGGTGATGTGGAAGCGTGGCTAAGCAACCAGTTAAAATGAACTACATCAATCGTGGGTACTAGGTTTAAAAACTCTAGATAACTGTATTTTACGGTGATGTGTGGTTATGGGTAGGGTGAGAAAGGGGAAGGCTACTGTGACGTTGAATACCAATGATTTAAGGCAACTTATGCGGATTAGGGATGAACTTGGCTTGGCGTCCACTGCCGATACGGTTAGGGTGTTGATACGGTTGTATAGTGAATTGCGTAGTCTTGGTATTAAGCCAACTTCAGCGCCAGACGTGCTTAAAACGTATAAGTCAATGACTAAGAAGATTGATGAATTAGCCAAGTTAATTAAATTAATGATACCCAGGGAGACACAGAGTAACGTGTGAACATGGGTGGTAGTATCTAGTTAAAATAACTGGTTTTTCCCTTATTTTAGCTGTAAAATAAGAGTTTATTTTGGCTGTAAAATAAAGGGATGGTGAACCATTCCCCACCATGAGTATTAGTAAATCAACCATTTGGTGATTAGCCGTGAGTTCACGGGAATAATACATATTAAGCCACCCTAGTATTTTGCCAACGGGTTCAGAAACATGCACACCCTAGTTAGCACCCCTGGTGCAGTAGCGGGGTGCGCCCCCCACCCTTTTTAAACCCCCCATCATTGCTTTCCACATTTGGCATACACCAAAGTTCATTAATCCGCAATGTGGCTTTATGACTGGGGGTTAAGGTGGACTCACGATTAGTTTCAACATGGGCCTTAACTTTTTTTACACTTGTTTATCACTTAATGATTTGCGCTACTAATTATTTTCATTATTTTAGAAAGTTTCATTTTGCACAACATAAGTCGTATATATTTAGAGTGCCCACGTTGCTCCAGGTTGCTCCAACAACTATGTCCATGACTATTATCATTATTTATCAAATTTGTAAATGAATACTCTTTAATTAATTAAAAATTAAATTCTGAAAACTAAATAAAGGGCTACATTGCTCCAAATTGCTCCAGCAACTCTAGAAAAGGGTCTTTCTCTGGGGTTAGCTGTGTCTCTCTCTACTGGGGTAGTGAGAGAGTGAGAGTGGTGCGCCTGGCTGGGTAAAATAAGTGTCATTAATTTAAATTAGTATTCTAATACTGGGTAAGTGGTCAATGTGGGTGGTCGTGGCAATGGACATGTTAAAATATCTTTGAGTGGGGATGATCGTAAGCGTCTTTCTGAAATAATGAGTTACATGGGTGTTGGTTCATATGCCGATGCCGTGAGAATGCTGATTAACATGTTCTTTAGGCTACGTGAATTAAACGTTGATCCCTTGGCGACACCTGAGTTGATTAAGGACTATAAGCAACTTAAGGCTAATGTGGCTAAGCTTAGCAATGAGTTAGCCAGGGTAACTGAATTGTTAAACAACATTCCCAGGGGCCAGCAAGTTATTAATATCAATGGTGAAACAATCAATATTGGTACATTAGCTGATAAGATTGAGAATATCACTAACATGATTAAGCAACTCAATGAAACACTAACGGTTAAGCAAAATGTCACAGTAATGCTTTATGACCATGAAAGAAATGAACTTAAGAGCACTATAAGTGCATTGGCAAGCATGATCAGCTATATGCTTTCGGAAATAATATTTGACGTTAAGCGTGGTAGGTGGGATATGTTTAACGATGCAATTGTCCGTCGTCGTGATGCGTTAATGAGGAATCAAAAAGCATTACAGAAAATCATTTCAAGGCTTGAAAAACAACATAAGGCATCCATGGACATGATCATCACCAGGGCCCCACAATCCATTCAACAATGGCTTCAGATGCTTGATGATGCCTCTGATTTACTAAACATGATGCTTGAAATAGCTAATTCACCACCGCAACTACGTGATCCAGAGTTTAGTAAAGCAACGTATAATAAAATGATTGAATTCTACAATAAGTATAAGTCAATGATTGGGTGATGGTGATGAACGTTAAGTCAATACTCAGGTTAATTGAAAAAAGCAACCTACCACGTGAAACAAAGACAAGGCTAAGGGCCAAGTTGCAAGATGCATTAGACAACTACATGAACGGTAGAATTTCCCAAGACACATTATTAAACATTGTAACAGACATCCTACGGCAACTTAACGTAAACATGTCAATGCCTGTAAAGAGACTAAAACGCATTGAGGATGAAACCCCACCTGAGGATGAAACCCCACCCGATGACCAGGTGGTTGAAATTAAGGATGAGGTAATTGAGGAAGATTATATTGGTTCAAAAAAAGTAAGAAAAAGCTGGATGATTTAAGCTTTAATGAACCCCTGAACCATTGGCAAGTAAGCAGGGTTGATAAAGTACCCATTCCCATCACAAATAACTACTTGGTGCAAGCACAGTGTGCGTAGCGCATTCAATACGTTTGAATAAACATCACTGTATCTAATGATCCTACTTTCCCTTACACATTCCACAATTTCACCGTATTGCGTCTTACCGTTGGCAATGCACTTTAACAACACTTTCCGAAATGGCGTTATTTTCACTATACGTTGTTGTGATGGTGTCTTAACAGCATCTTTATGACGGATGCCTATGTAGATTCTATAATTAGTGCTTCCACTAACAACTTTACCATTCAGCAACTTAGCTAAATTCATTACATCAAACCCATCTTTAATAGTCTTCCTAATGGCATTAACAACATCCGTGAATAATTCATCATCATCAACATTAGTTGTGAATAATACAAGCCCCTCATTCTCATAGACATCAAGATAATATCCATCTCTTTTTTCCGTTTCATATCTTTGCATATACTCTCTAATTTTCTCTGGCTTATCCCAAATCGGTGAATCCCTACAAAGAATATACTTTACCTTATCGGATAATACGGTAAAGTACAGTAACCTGTAGGATGATAATACACGTAATACATAGTTAATGAGATTATAAGTTGTCGGGATATTGTATTTTCTCACATTACCATCACCATATGCTGAATACTCTATTACCGTTTCAACAACATCAAGTGGCCTAAAATTAATGCAACCCCAAGTCCTAGCCCGTCTAATCTCAATGAATTTCTGAATCATCTCTATGACTGTTTCTATCAGCATCATCCACCACCTCATTGAGCCTTAGCCATCAACTCTATGTTAATCCTTATCAGTTCCTGCATTATCACCCTAACAAGCGATTTCTTACGTTTTTGCTTATACATGTCAATCATTTGCCTTAGTGACGTGAGATTAATGCCTTTCCTCTTTTCCACCTGATCTATAATTTTCATCACGTTGTTGTAATTATCATTGTTTGTTTTGTGAATAAATTCAGTAACGGCCATTATCAATTTCGTTGCGTAGTAACTTGCATTCTGAGCCTTAGTGGTATCAGCAACGGCAACATTCCTTAAAGCCGATTCATAAAAGTTGATTGATTGGATGATGTATTGCCACATTGATAACCCACGGGCCTTTGCACGATTCCTAACATACTCATAAACCCCTACGGGCATCTTAACCCTCTTATACGTAGTTCTTTTTTGAGTTTGCCCCTGGTTTGGGGCTTGGGTTTCCTGGGTTTGGGTTTGGGTTTGCGTTGTCATAAATAGATTGGGTGCCCCTGGGGTTTTTAAGTATTCCGTCATTTCCACTTATGTTTGGGTGCACTTACCCCTACATTCAGCCTGAGGGTTGGATGTAAATCACATTGAAATGCGGTATATAATAGGTCGTTGTCTTTGTCTGAATCTTAATGTAAAGATCATCATAATCAACAAGGACACCAACGGTTGTAGGCATTTCCCTAGCCTTAACTGTCACATTCTTACCCTTTAAGGCATCTAACACGGGCATGTTTCTAATTAATTAATTAGAAATTTATTTTTAACCACAGTGAACTCTCAATGGTGAATAGGGTAACTAGGATAGCACTCGATGTGGACGGAACCCTAGCAGGCTACGGTGGCATTATTGATAAGTGGACTATTGATGAATTCCTAAAAACCGCACATGTTGGTATTGTGTCTACACGTGCTGATTGCCACAGGGTAGCGTCTGAGCTTGGTCTAGGCTACGCATGTTGTGCAGGGGTTGATAAGCCAAGTAAAGCTGATTGTTTACGTGATTACGCTCAAAAATTCCCAGTGGATGGTGGATCCATCTACATTGCCGACATGCCTTATGACTTCCAACAAGCCTTAGAGGCTGGGTGGAATTTCGCCGATGTTAATCATTTAAGGCTTAATCTTGGTGCGGGTGGTGACATTCATAGGGGCTATGTAAACATTGATGCCCGTCTATTGCCAGGGATAGACATTGTTAGGGATTTAGAGAAAGATACAATTCCATTCCCAAACGGAACAATACAGTTCATTAAAATGCAGGACTTCCTGGAGCATCTTTCATGGCGCAGGGTAGCAAGCTTTGTGAGCCAGGTTTACGCTAAGTTAAAGCTTGGTGGTTGGGTGTTTATTCAGTCACCTGACGTTGATGCTATTTATAATGGTGTGGTTAATAAGAGGGATTTCCGTGGTGATTTTAAGTATCGTTTTGAGGCCATTAGTTATTGGCTTGGTGGTGGGCAAGACTACCCAGAAAACACCCACCGTGCATTTTTCACAATTGACGCTATTGAGGAATTACTGAGAGACGTGGGATTCAGTAAAGTTTACTGTAGAAATGCGGGAACAAACTTCCAATGCGTAGCCAAAAAGTAACCGAATGATGCAACTGTTAAAAATCAGACACTAACATACCCCAGGGGAAGTATGGATGAATTAGAGTATTTAGTCAAAAAACTAGGGAAGTATTTGGGTGGCATTGATGTGTCCAGGGCATTAGCCGATAATGAGGAAGTTCATAAGATTTATGTTATGCGTGAGTTAAAGTTAGACCATGAACCACCTGGCAATGAAATCAACCCCAGGGCAAGGTTAATGATACTTAAGGAAATGATTGAACGAGAAATCAAACGTGAACAATCATTAATAGCCGATGCAAAAATGAGAGGTATTCCACAGAGTAATATCCCAAACAGGTTAAAGCAATTAATCAGAATGCGTAGGAAAATCATGAAAATGATGCGTGAGATGCAATGATAATATGTAGCGTCCCAACAACCCCAGACGGATGCCTACTACTAACCCCAGGGCTACTACGCTTTGTCACTGATAATGATTTATCAGCACCATTCATGGTATTTGACATTGGGGTTAAAATAGCGTCAATCAATAACCTAAGCGGTAAGTTAAAATTCACATATAGAACATACACAAAGTACATAGACATGGTTCAAAAAACCGAGACACCACCATATGCCGTAAAAATCATGATACCCGATGACTGGGAACTAACAACACACATCAAACTAACCAGGGCATGGTTAAAAAGCCAAGAACGCAAAGTAATCATTGACAAACTAACAACCCTAGGGGTAGTGGAAATTAAAGAAATCATGGTCGTAAGGCGCATAATCAAGCCACTAAACTTAGTGGACACAACACCATTCAAAGAATTCCTAAACCAAGGCTACATCTACGGTATTCCACAGCACATTAGTAATGCCCTGTCGGACGGCTCAAACATCAAGTGTAGCACAAACCCAGATACCTGCATTCAGCACGCTAAGTTAATAGTGAACGCAATAAGTGAGTTAGATGAAAAAGCCGAATTCCACCTAATGGGCCCACCAATAAGTAGCATCCTAACCAAGCTAATGAATGAACAAAAAATAGTAAGCGTAGACACAACAAGCCACAGGGTAGACATTAAACATGCAAAATACACCAACAAACAGGTTAATCCAAAAGAACTAAATTTAATGACACTCTTAAGCCTAAAACACTACCTCACATCATAAATTATACCGCTTCCTTATCTCACTCTCTATCTTACATGATTCATATAGGCTTTGTAACAGCATTATGAAAGTAAAAGCAATAAACACAATCATGATTCCACCAATAAGCAGGTAATTACCATCATGTGTCATGTAACCCCACACAGTTAGAAACACCAAAACCCCAACCACAAACACCGCAATAGCAATCCCAGCATACACATCACGCATACAATCACACATGTTTTTTCGCCTGTGGTATTTATTAGTGTTGTTATTTATGTGTTATGTTTGTGTTTGTTGTTGGGGTTTTTAAGTTGGGGTTTGCCGTGTTGTTGGACTGACCTGTGAGTGACAACCCCAAGGCTAAGCCACTGGGGTGGGGATGCACCCACCCCTAATCCTCACACTCTAATCAGCACCGAGTGCATGATGCGCACACTCTGAGGCCAGTAACCACAGGCTACACATCAGTATCGAGTGCATGGTGTAGGATAAGCATCCCAGCTAGGACCAGGCCAACGCACACTACACACTTAACCACAATGGCTATTCGGCATTAGCCGAAGCCTCATAGCATTCTTAACCCAGTAGCCATTATTACTTTCAACATTAATAACACATTAACATTGATGCGCAAGATTAATGCATCAACATTAGTATTCAACATTAGTGTTGAATAAACAACATGCAACATTAAGAACAACACTAAGATTAACAACATGATTAAGATCAACATTAACATCAACCATGAAATCATCAAGATTAATATCAAGATTAACACTAATATTATTACAAGGAATAGAAAGAAAAAAATAATATAATACTATAATAAAGATATCTTTAT